CGATTGTATCCTTCTTAAATTGGTCGTCTTCTTTGTATGAGATGGACTGGAAGTTGTACCCAGCCTCAGCAAACTTGCGCATTAGATCACGGCCATGCTCAACGCCTGAACAAAACACCACGGTCTTGCGTGGTTCACCAAACACTTCATAGGTTTTCTTAACCCACTCCGATACGATGTCGCCAGTAATCTGCATGCCCCGCTTGCTTACTTCATCGCCTGACCATTCGCCAGCAACCTTTTTGGCGCCCGTCATGTCTATCTCTTTAGCGATGTAAACCTTTAATGGAGCTAACCATCCCTTGTCAATCAACTCCCCAGTGGATAAGGCGCCCACCACATTCGAATAAACGTCACTCAACCCCTTAGTAAATGGCGTGGCAGTTAGTCCAATGACTTTGATCTTGGGATTGTTCTTAATGAACTCTACGGTCTTCTTACGCTGGACGTGGCACTCATCGATGATAAGAAGATTGATGTCAGGGAATGACTCTCTCTTCTCTAATGTCTGCGCTGAACATACTTGGATGCGCTCCATTGGTCTGTGGCGCCAGTGGCCGGACTGCATGACGCCATGATCGATTTCGTACTTACCTAGTCTTAGGCTTGTCTGCTCAACCAGTACGATGCGATCTAATACCATCGCCGTACGATTGAACTTCTCTGATACAGCCTTCATGATACTCATGGCTACTTCAGTTTTGCCAAAGCCAGTAGGCGCATATAGCAACTGGCACCTGTGACCTTCAGCAAAGCCGTCCCGCAACTTATCAACAACCTCTTGTTGATGTTCTCTCAACTGCAACATACTTCCTCCGTTACTACTGGGAAACCGCCCAGCTTCGGCAATACTTAACTTACTTTTTCTGCTTTTTCTGCTTTTTTACGCCAGTATGAAACTTGCTTAATCAACTCTGCGTTCTTCTGCTGGAACTGATCTCGGGAGTTTTTAACGGCACGCAACTCAGCCTCCAATGCTTTAATCTGATTGCGATACTCTGTGAACTTGTCATCGATTGCTTGCTGGTCTTCTGATAGCTCTACTGCTTGGATCTTATCCATTAGCTTTGCGTTCTCATCCGCCAACTCTTGATGCGCCACGGCCATCTCAGCTAATTTATCATCCTCGATAAATACTTCAGCTGGCTTGAGGCTAACGACTTCTTTACCGATGTTGTCGGTTTTCATTACTTTCTCAACGCCGTCCTTGATATACTTCTTCTCACTAGGCTTAGCAATCTGGAGGGATTTCTTTATTCTAGAAACTGTCATGTTGGATACGCCACACACACGGGCGATCTCACGGTCTGCCCACTCACTCCACTCCATGTCATCCAATAAAGTCATTACTGCTTTGCGTTTGTCGTCATTGCTTCGTGGTAAACCATGCTTTGAATTGGCGCCCAATGAGTAAAGGATCGCATCACGGCGGGTGCCATTGATGACTTCAATCTCAATGTCTTCGATGTTTGCTTTTTTGTAGCCGTAGTAACGGTGATAACCGTCTGCTAACCAGTAGTAAACACTGTCAAAGAATAATGTGACTGGAGGAAACTTAGCTCCATCCAGCATGTGTTCAGCGTACTCTGCTACTGTGTCTTCGTTGATGTATGCGCGTGACTGTAAATCTTTATCCAGTCTGATGTCTTTTATTTTCATTTAATCCTCTTAATCGTGTGTTTGTAAGTTTATTTTTCTATGCCAATTAGTCTGTCTGCTACTAACTTGCTATACCCGCCTATGTCATGCCAAGAGTCATGATAGTTTGGATCTCCGTTCAAAATGCGTGCTACCTTGTGCTGGATCATTTCTAGTGCCTCCGCTTGATCCGGCGCTAATCTGTCCCAGCCTTCAGTCATTTGCATAACTTCTTTAAGGCTTTGGCAAATCATTGCTTGGTCTTTGAATTTACCATACCTTGTACCGCGCTCGTCAAGTGTTTTATCTATGCTCATTTCTTCATCGCCTTCCTGATGGCATCTTCAGCACCTATCTGCACTTCCATGGCAGCGCGCGTCCTTGTAAGAGCGTATATCCAGTTATTCAACAACTCAACCCGAATGTTTGGATCAAGATTAAACCATTCAGTCGGGAAAAGGATTAAACCCATGCCCGTCTCAAAGTCCGCTTGTAATTCTGGTATGTTCAAATTAAATCCTCCTTTTTCAGACCGCGCTCCTTGAGATACTGGGCTATCTTCTTAAAAGCCCGCAACTCAGCTTGCTGTACGGCCACCCTCGTTATTCCTAATGCCTCCGCTACTTCCCTTTGACTCATCTTACCCTCCTTGTTATTCTCTAGTATAGACATGAATTCTTTTTATTTCAACTGTTATATCATAAAAGGGAATCCGTTTTCCGTTTTCCTTATCCTACCACTAGGTATCCTTAAGCTACACTGCACGGTTTCACTTCTGGTGGACGCACCTAGCCTACCTAAGTGCGCCTTCACTGTTGCCTCACTTGCTGGAGCCACAACACCCGTCAGTCGTTCGTGGAATCGGCACTAACTTCGCCACCGATACGTGCGCTGTCACATCCACTCACCCCCAGTAGCGCTTAGTCCGTGATCCGCTGGTATGTCGTTAGAGCCTCCAGACTACGAACGCTGGAAACGAAAAGACCGCTAGGATCTGTCGTTTCTAGGATATAACACAGCGTAAATTTACTGGACAAAACTTACGTTGTGCGAAACAACAGACCATAACGGTCTATATCTGTCCAGTATACACTAATGTCCCCATCAGCACGAGTAGTGTAATACGGAAAGATTTATTTGTGCAAGTACTTTTGTAAAGTTATTTTGCGCGACTATAAAGTTATCGCGTACTGTAACTTGTTTCAGTTAGAAGGACGAAGCCCCCAGCGGAGGACTGAGGGCTTCTGAGGATGCTACGGAGGTAGCCTTACGGAGGTGTAAGTAAGTTCACTATAGCACACCTTGATACTTCTTGATACCTCCTGAGACTCTATGAGACTAAAAAAAGGGGGCGATCCACATAGACCGCCCCAAGCTCACGTTAAGGAACCAGCAAGGAAATGAAAGTAACCTTACTGGCCTGTTAATTCTACTTGATATGGCCTGATTGTGACCTGGCATCCACCACCTTTTTTTTGCGCCCCGCGCTCAATGGTGATCTTCCAAACCTGTTGGTCATCTGTAAAACAGCCCGCATCTTGGAGGCTATCCCCAAGGCACTTGAGCATATTATCGATGTCCATGAGGCGTTTATCACGCGGATATAGGTACACATTCAGCTCAACGGGCGTATCCCCGAATCCCTTATGTCCGGTTTCCCCCCATATTTCTGCCACCCTTTTCTTGAACTCTACGCCCCGTTTAGAAATGTACCGACGGGTTCCAGAGGCAAGCCAGTAGGCGTTTACAGACACTGGGTATGGTAGCTCTAATGTAATCATTTATACTTTCTTTGCAACACATGAATAAATATGAGAACAAACACTTGACATCTTTATTATACGGGACTAATATGCTTGGGAGGATCTTTTTTTAACACGGAGGAAGTATGGACTATTCAGAGTCAATTATCTATATTCGCACGTTCACTAATCGTTGCGAGAACCAATTAAACAAACGCGCACACGACAAAGCTTTGGAAGAAGCTGAGCATATTGTGGCTGAGGCCATACAGTTGCGTTCCACTCTTTTGAGAATGAAGGAGCTGGTATGAGAAATTTAGTAGGAGCAGTAACTTGGCTTGTTTTGCCAATAGCAGTAGTAATCGTTGCGTTCAAAATCGCAATGGATTTTGTTGAGGATGCAGTAATTAACACGAAACGGAGAAAGTAATGAAAACAGAACTAGTAACAGTAACACCAGGAATGGCAGAAGCCTATCTAGGCAAGAACTTAATGAACCGCAACGTCAGCGAGCGCTTAGTCAATAAGTACGCAGAAGACATGGCAAACGGTAACTGGGGCGTAACCCACCAAGGTATCGCTTTCTATGCCGACGGTTCATTGGCAGATGGTCAGCATCGTTTATTGGCCATTGTTAAGTCTAAGAAGACCGTGAAGGTCATGGTAACTTCAGGACTAAGGAAAGATACATCCATCGATATTGATGCTGGACGCCCACGCAGTATGGTAGACGGTATCAAGATTGGTGGCTTATCAGACTGGATTGACTCACGCCACATTGCGATGATTAACTTGATCGCCAACCCTAAGCGCCTGTCAGCCACTGAAGTTATCAAATGGTTAAACGGTATGGAAGAAAGCGCTAAGTTTTCTATTACCCATTTATCAACCAATAAGAGAAACCTAACGAACAGCGCTATTCACTCAGCTATAGCCTTGGCCCACTTCTATGAAGGCAACCAAGACGAATTGGCGCATTTCTGCAAGGTATTCTTAAGTGGATTCCCTGAGAGCAAGCAAGACGAAATCATTATCAGATTGCGTGATGACTTCTTCAATAACCCTAACGGTGGTGGCTCAGGTAAGCGTGACCGCTACTTTAAGGCAATGCGTGCCATACAGATTTACTTGACTGGTGAGAAGATTAAACGCTTGATATTGCCACAAGAACCAGTATGGACATACGACGGTGACGCTCAATGAAACTAACCAACAAGTACAACTTACCCCAAACATTTGTCAACGTCCTAAACAGACCGACATATACCAAGGGTAAGGCGCACTTATCAGCGACTGAGATCATCAACAGTCCACGCATCGTGCAACTCAAGAAAACCCACTGGGATGATCTTGAGGAAGACGTAGCAGACAAGGTATGGGCTATCTTTGGCACGGCGATCCATGCAGTATTGGAGCTGGGCAAGGATGAGCATCACATCATTGAGCAACGTCTTCATGCCAACGTGGACGGCTGGGACATCTCAGGTGCGATTGACCTTCAGCGCGTGGAAGATGACGGCATCATCGTTGCCGACTACAAGACCACGGGCGCATGGGCAGTCATGAACGAGAAGTCAGACTGGGAACAACAGCTGAATATCTACGCATGGCTGGTTGAGAAGGTCAAGAAGGTGCCTGTCAAGAAGGTAGAGATCATAGCAATCATTAGAGATTGGAATAGAAGAGATGCGCAGACTAGAGAAGGCTATCCCGAAGCGCCGATTAAGGTCATTGATGTTCCTCTTTGGTCGTTTGAAAAACGGGAGAGTTTTATTAAGGAACGGATTCACTTACATTCCAATGCGCTCTTCGCAACCGAGACTTCTGAGACTTTGCCTGAGTGTTCACCTAGCGAAATGTGGGAGAAACCGGCTTTTTGGGCTGTACGAAAGATTGGCAATAAGCGCGCAACAGCAGTGTTTGATACCGAAGACAAAGCCCTCGCCAAGATCGAAGAGATGGGTAAGGGGTACGAAATAGAGTATCGTCCAGGCGAACGTACGCGCTGTGCAAACTTCTGCCAAGTGCGTGACTTCTGTGGACAGTGGAAGGAATACAACAGTGGAAAGGAAGAAGCATGAAAGATACATTGATGAAGCTGGTGGGGTTTAAGAACGAAACTAGAAAGAAGAAGATAGACAGGCAAGCGCCGATGGCTATAGACATAAATTCTACATTCGTTTATCAAACAGGAGCTGATGTTCAAAGGACATGGCGCAAGTTTGGATGGACTCCGCCAACAGAATACAGATCTGATTACGAATTTGCTAAAAACAGGGATACACAATGAGCGTACATAGGAAGTTAATGGCTGCCCGCCTTGAGTTACAAGGTAGAAAGCTAAACAAGTCAGGCCACAATAAGTTTGCGGGCTACAAGTACTTTGAATTGGGGGACTTTTTGCCATCTATTCAAGAGATCTTCGCTCAGCAAGGATTGTGTGGCGTGGTGTCGTTCTTCCCAGACGTGGCCGTATTGACCGTCACAGACATGGATGATGGCACGTATATCCATATCAACAGCCCAATGTCTAGCGCTGCCCTCAAAGGCTGCCATGAGGTGCAAAACCTTGGTGCCGTGCAGACATACCTACGCCGTTACCTATGGGTGACTGCTATGGAGATCGTGGAGCATGACGCATTGGACGCTACGACTGGTGCTGAAACCACCAACGCAAAGCAACCATTCAAGCCAGCTACTAAGGCAGACATTACGCCAGTAGTTAAGACCGTTAACGGAATCCCTGTTGATGAGAACTTAAAATATATCACGCCAGTTCCAAAGGCTAAGGTGCATACAGTAATGGAAGGCAAGGTAGGTGACTGGCAACTAAAGGTTACAGAAGATGCAGACGGTAACTGGGGTGATGCAGTAAAGGCGGCAACGGATGTATGCCTAACCTTTGCTAAGACCACAGAAGATGTGCAGAACATTTTTAAGAACAACCGCGTTATCTATGACAAGTTAAAGGAAGAGAAC